ATATTTAAGATGCACTTCTAACCATCCAATATGGGCAAACAAAAAATGGGTTGAAGCAGGTGATCTGGAAAGAGGAATGTTGGTCGCAGTATCAAAGCAATATTCTGATGGATGTGAATTTATTCCATTGACTTATGATGAGGTTGTTTCTAGTCTTAAATATGAATCTGTTAAAGCACAAGGTTATAGAAAGCATATTCAAATAGATTATATTGATGCTCCTACTGATTTAGTAAAAGAATTAAGTTCTTGGATAAAAAATAATAAACGAAAGGCTCTTGTTGAAAGAATTACAATAAACAAATTAAACAAAATCAAGAAATATTTAGATTTAAACTTATATAATTTTCTAGTTAATGCAGATATAACATGGGAAAGAGTATTATCAGTAAAAGAAGTTAAACCAGAAAAAACTTATGACCTAACAGTTAAAGATTATCACAACTTTCTTGCTAATGGAATAGTTACTCACAATACTGAATTGGCAAAAAGAAAACTGATATTGAGATGCATTGATCCATGGAATACTAATATAGATATGCCATTGCCATGTACATTGGACCCTATGAGTTGTTCTAAAGATTATGGGCCAAGATACTTCGTGGCTGCGCCTACATGGGGACAAGCAAAACGTATTTATTGGGCTGACCTGAAAGCCATGGTGCCTGATTGGGCATTGCCAGGAAGGGATAGAAGAACTGCAATACGTGAATCTGATATGGTGATTAAGTTCAAGAGCAGTGCTGAACTGTGGGTTATTGGGATGGATAAACCAGAGCGAATTGAGGGATCGCCTTGGGATGGGGGGATATTAGATGAATATGGAAATATGAAAGCTAGAGCTTGGCCTGAGCATGTGCGACCTGCTCTGTCTGATAGGAAAGGGTGGTGTGACTTTATTGGGGTGCCAGAGGGTAGGAATCATTATTATGATTTGGCACAACATGCAAAGAGGATAGAAGCAAAAGCCATTGAGTTAGGTCAAATACCGGAATTTTCGTACTTTCATTGGGTTTCAGCCGACATTTTGGATGCTGCTGAAATAGCGTCAGCCCGCGAATTTCTAGATGAATTGACCTTCAATCAGGAATTCATGGGATCGTTCGAATCGTTCCAAGGACGTGCATATTATCCTTTTACAGAAAAAACACATTGTCGTCCATTAGAATATAATAAAAAATTACCATTAATCTTTTGTTTTGACTTTAATATTAGTCCTGGTGTAGCGGTAGTTTGTCAAGAGCAATTGATGCCAGGAGTTACGGAAGTAATTTATGATAAAGTAAAAAATCAAGAGTTTACTCGTCCAGTTATTGGTACTGGTGTAATTGGAGAAGTACATATTCCTCATAATAGCAATACAGTTGCAGTATGTAACAAATTGATATCAGATTGGGGTATGCATGAAGGAGAAATTCATGTATATGGTGATGCGACTGGTGGAGCAGGCGGTTCTGCACAAACCACTGGAAGTGATATCGATATTATAAAGAAATGCTTTCACAATAAATGGATGAAACCTAATGGAGATTCACGAGTATACTTCTACTTCCAATCTGCCAATCCTCGCGAACGTTCGCGTGTAAACGCGGTCAACAGCCGTCTCTGCTCCGTGTCTGGTGTTATAAGGTTCCTCGTGGATTCTAGACGTGCTCCCTCTGTTGTGAAATGTTTTGAAGGGACCAAAGTGCTTGAAGGGGGGAGCGGCGAAATTGATAAGAAATCCACACCTTTACTTACTCACTGGTCCGACGCGGCCGGATACTACTGCGCTGCCCGCTGGCCGATAAATGAAATAAAATCTAGTTCAACTGAAATCTTGTGGTAATTCAATAACTTATATATTTGGATATTAAAGATATGACAAAAAACAGTTATAAAAGGATTTTTTATGTTTACCTCCTTTGTCGCAATGATGATCATGATCCATTCTACAAATGGAACCCTTGTCCGTTTTATGTGGGTAAAGGAAAAGGAAGGAGAATAAATGATCATGAAAAAGAAGCTAGAAAACTCCTCGGTTCTAAAAAGAGAAATTTAAAAATTAAAGTTATTCATAAATTATGGAAGAATGGCCTGTCTGTAATAAAAATAAAGTTTGCTGAAAATTTAACTGAACAAGAAGCGCTTGATTTAGAAATGGAACTCATTGCTCTTTATGGAAGGAGAAGTAATGGCACTGGAATTTTATGTAACTTAACAGATGGTGGTGAAGGACCGTCTGGATTTTCTGAAAAATATAAAGAACCGAGAACTTGCCTAGAATGTGGTAAGAAATTTTTAATTGTTCATTATCAAGAAAAGAAATATTGTTCTTCAGAATGTTTTTATAAAGCATGTTCGGTAATTCGCAGAAAACCAGATAGACCTTGTGCTCAATGTGGTAATCCGTTTCATTCAAAGAACCCTAAGAAGATATATTGTTCTCCTGAATGCTATCATCTTTCTCAAGTTGGTCAAAAACGTTCTGATGAAACTAAAAATAAACAGAGTTTGGCAGCAAAAGAGAGAAAAGGAGATAGCGGTTTCAAAAAGAAAAACTTCTTTGAAGAAAAACCATGTGAACTTTGTGGAAAACCATTCATGCCTAGAAACATAAATGAAAATAATAAAAGAAAATACTGTTCTACAGATTGCCAACATAAGGCCAAGGTTGGTTCTACTCATACAGAAGAGACTAAACAAAAATTGAGAAAACCAAAATCAGAAGAACATAAAAAGAAACAAAGCGAAACTATGACTGGTAGAAAAAGAACTAAAGAATCTATTGAAAAAGGAAAAGCTACTGTGGCTCGCAATAAAGCAGAAAAAGAAAAACAATCCCAACAGTTTTCTTTAAATCTAGATAAAGTATCTAACGGATAACTAAATGCCCAAAAATCAAAATGAAGAATTAGAACATCTTCGCAATCGTCTGAAACGACTTAGAAGAGGTTATCTTAATAATTGTCTCATTAAAGAGAATCCTTGGGATGAAGAATTATTTCATTTTGACAGATTAGGCAGAATTACGCCTCAATTAGATGGTTATGCAATCATTCCAATGGAGGAATATAGGTTTATAACCAAAACTAGTGGTCCAGAGAAACACAAATGGCCTTGTCCTAGATGTGGTAAAAAACCAACAAAAGATGGTCACGATCCATGTATTGCTAATTTACCAGGAGTGGCTCACGCTTGTTGTGGTCATGGAGTTGAGACTGGCTATGTTATGTTTGAGGATGGCAGGACAATCAGAGGTAACTTTGACTTTCAATGGGAAGATGGATATTAAACTAATAAATAATAATTTTTAAATCAATCATGCTCACTAACGCATCTAAATTAATAACCATAATTAACAATGCTGCGAATGATTGTTCTGGAATAACGTTTTGGACTTTTGTTATGTTAATTGTCTTGCTATTGTTTGTCGTAATCATTTCAATTAGCACAGGAAGGAATAATGTCTAACTTAACAAAATCAATAATTTCATTGGCTACTATCATATCGTTTTGCTTCGGAATTTATTTTTTTGTTGATAAAACTTACGCTAGGGATGAGAAGGTGATGCTTCTTGAAAAAAGATTGGACTATAAGATTCAAACTGATGTATTGTCAAGTGACCAGAATCGTCTTTGGAAGTTGGAAGATAGGTTTGGTTCTGATTGCGATAAGGTTACTGATTCTGTCATCAAGCAAGAAATGAAAGAGTTGAAAGAGAAGATAAATCAACAGAAGCAGAAGTTGAATAATTTTAAATAGGATTAATGACTATGTTTCATTGTGCAACATTTTCTGACAGATTGAAAAAGATTAAAGAAAAATTCTTTGAAATTTATGACAAAGGTTTGATTTATGCTATTATAGTTGATCCAAAGACAGGAAAGAAAATCACTTCTTTAAAACATAAGGACTAATTAATGAAATTTACCAGAGGAGCCACAAGATATGTATTCTTAACTAAGAATTATGCTATTAAAATACCATATCTAGGAGAGTGGAGGTTGTTTTTGTGTGGTCTTTTGGCGAATATGCAAGAAAGACAAATATCCAAAGCTGGTTATTATGAAGGAATTTGTCCAATTTTGTTTTCTTTCCCTGGAGGTTTTTTAGTTGTAATGCCAAAATTGGTTGAATTGACAGACACCGAATATTATGAATTTGATTATGAAGAATTGGTTGAAAAACCAGAATATAGAATTCCAGCAGAAAATAAATCAAATTCGTTTGGTTGGCTTGATGCAAAGCCAGTAGCGATAGACTATGGGAGCTAATTAAATGTACAACACACAAGACCCAACAGTAATCTATGAAACCTTTTGGAAAGATTTGGTTGAGAATTTAGATGGCACTATAAACAAAGACAGATTGATTAGAGAATTGTCTGATTATTATTGGTTGCTTTCATCTGTCAGTCTGGTTTACGATCATGTCACTGGTGGTAAAATTAGCAAACCAAATACCTTGCCAGAAGAAGTTATTGTTGAAGCAGACGATCACATGAGAAAATTGTTTGATGAAGAATTGGAGGAATTAGAAAAGATTCGCGAAGAAGACCTTCAAATAGAAATTGAGACCATGGAGAGATAGATGGTAAACATTAAGCCCGGAGACATATTCTTGTTGGAGGGAACTGGTTGGTTGGACAGATTCATCAATTTCTTTCAAGCGCTTTGGAATGGTGACGGCAAATCGAATTATACCCATTCTGGAATAATCTTGGATGAATATGGCACCACTTTTGAAACCACGGAATGGAAAACCAAATGTCTGAATTTGTTTTCCGATCATCCTGGCAGCGAAGTGATAATCTTTAGATGGAAGAACATGACACAACCAGCTTTTGCTCAAGGTTGTCTCAATGTTGGCGATCAATTGGGAAAAATTTATCCGTATTTTCGCCTTCTTCTTTTCGCGACGCATATTGCCAAATGGTTTCATTGGAAGAAAACGGTTTGTTCTGAGTTGGTTGCTAAATTCTTGGTTGGTGCTAGGGCGAGAGGTTCTTGGTGGGGCATCAACGTGGATTTGTTGCATGATGATTGCATGGCTGGCGATGATTGGGTGTTGATTTATAGCGGAAAACCAAGAGAAATGAAATGAAATATCTTCTCATCTT